ATCTCCGCTAATTTGAGTGCTTAAGTTAGCTAAATTTTTTTGTGAATAAGATTTTCCGGCTGCTTTTCTAGCCATCATATTGTCAATTCGAGATTGAGTTCGTCTTGCGTCTCTTGCAGGTTCTGAATAATAACCACCTAATGCATTCATGCTATTTAATTGAGCTGCATTATAACCTCCAGCTGAACCTGTAGCAGGTCTATACGCAGCAGAATTTTTTCTTCCTCCAAAAAAAGCTCCTAAAGCCATTCCTGGTAATCCTCCTGCGGCCCCCGCTATTGCCCCCAGCGCGTTTCCTTTATAGGCATTATAAATAGGACCTCCCCAACGTCTAATTCCATCAAACCAATTTCCATCTTCATCTTCCTCTTTAAACATACCTGAAGCTTGAGCTTCTAAATCCTGACTTTGTGGATACCTTAAACCCTGTCTACTAATTCTTTGTTTGAGTGCGTCTTCCTCTTTTTTTGCTTCATACATACGTATATAATTAGCTCCATCAATTGTCTCTGTCTTTGGCATTCCTGCAGCTTGAGCACTTCCACCAAATTCAGTTCCTATAGCATTTTTTAATGAAGCAAGCTTATCGGTTGGATACATTGATTTTAAAGTAGGATCCCATTGTTTAGCAAACTCGTCATATCTAGCTTGTTGATCTGGTGTTAACCCTTCAATCCCTGCTCTGTTTAAGCGACCTTCTTCCAAAGCTCGTGGAAGAAAACTAGACATTTTTGAAGGATTTAATATTCCTTTTCCAAACTCTGATGCGAGTTGATATCCTGTACCAAGTCCTTTTCCTAACCAGTCCGGAGTATTGGGAAATCTTTGCATAAAATCATTGGCAGCTAGTTGATGATAATCTCTTGTATTTGGATCCTCTTTCATTAAATTGCTTGCTGTTTTATGTTGTTGCCATTGATTCCAAACATCAGGCAATTTAAAACCTGTCATAAAAGGTATTTGATTCATAATTCCTCCATTATCTTTCTTCACCCGACTACCATATTTATCAGTCCAGTCACGAGCAATCTCTGGCTCGTTGGCCCATAAATATTTACGTTGTTTTTCTGATTGAAATGGCATTATCTTCTTCCGTCCGCTTGTACATCCAGTCTGAAAGTTCCTACTTTCCAGTCTTGATCTACTCCCGTGTTTGCTACTTTTAAAGAAACCGCTCGAGCTCTTGCTCGAGTATCTACTTTAGTCGTAGTTGAATCAATTGTAAAGGGTCCTAAAGAAGAACTTGCCTGTGATGAATTAGGATAATCTCGAAGATTCAAAGTAATCTGAGTATTTCCTGTTTGTGATAAAAAGTCAGGAATAAATCGGCTAATCTTCATAATATATTCTCCATCTCCTCTAAAGGAAACACCTCTTTCTTGGTCTCGAGTAATATCAAAATCTCCTGATTCAATGTTAGCTGCAATTGCTGTGGTTACTCCCCCTTTAATTTGATTATTTCCTGTTTCATGTTCGTAGTAAATAGTAGTGCCTTCCGTATTGCCTGTGACATCAAAAGAAGTATCCGCCCCCGCATCATAATGAGTGCCATGGGGTTTACCAAAGACGGAAGAATCTTCCCAAGTTGTTCTGTTTAAACTACCTGTCGTCCATATGCCTCGTTGAGAGGAAGAATCAATATAGTTATAAGATACCATTCGGTTGACCACATTAGATGTGCTGGTACAATAAAACCATATAACTTCTCCGAATAAATTATTTAAACCTGCATTAATCAATTGGTTGGAAGTTGTATTTAAATCATCATAAACAAAATCTTCAACCAAACAGTCCATGGATTCTAGTTGCCCGGTGTATCTAAAGAAACCATTTTCCGACATCCAGTAAGCGGTTCCATCTACTTCTGTAGCCGCTTGTTTTCCAATCAATCCACAGTTGGTACCTGATTGTTCAAAGGCGAAAGTAAATGGTGCACCTACAAATCTCATAATAAATAAAGAAGTATCTGTCCAAATGTACGTTGCATTACGTCCTCGAATCGCTCCCATAATTTTAGAGCCACCCGCTAATCTTTGCGTACCGGCCGTATTAACAGCTGTCGGTGTATAATCGCTTAGAGATTCTTGAGAAGAGAATCGAATAAATAAAGGATCCTGAGTTGTTGTATCACCAATCGTTGTTTCAGTTCCAAAGAATAATAAGTGTCGATCAGGAGTTGAAACTAGCATATCTCTAGAAGCTGTGGGTGCTCCTGAAATAACAGTAGCTCTTGTATCTACAGCGTTAGTTAAATCCGAATCCCATTCAAAACACGCACCGTCTGTAATTAAAGCAATCAATTTAGATCCATAATTATCCAAGGTCCATAGACCCGGCTGTCCAACTTTATCCGTTGTAGCAGCAGCTTGGCCCCATCCAGAATAATCACTGTAATTGGTAACAGTTGCATTATCAAGATGTGATGCATTTGTTGTTCCTCTAACATTTCTAGTAATTCCTGTGAACGTAGTTGAAGTTATTCCGGTGTAAGATATTTCTTCATTGTCTACTTTAATATAATTTGTTCCCGTGCTTGGAAATCCTGTGGTGCTATCTACAGTAATCGTGGTTCCTGATCCTCCGGTTCCATAAGCATTAGCAGATAATGCTCCATTTAATAAAGTAGTTTGTGGACTAGCAACAGCTCCTCCCCATGATGATATTCCATATCCATAAACTCCAACTTGATCAGCGGGTCCTACGTGGTAATATCTATAATAAGTAATTCCTCCTGAAGTGGTAGCACCTGTTCCTCCTTCATTACTACCTGCATCTATTTTTAAAGTAGTATTTGTAGGAACGGATGTGACCATAAATTTTTTATCACAAAAAGTTGCAGATGTAAAATTTGAATCAGTAATTGAAGTAAAAGTAGAGCTATCTCCAAACAAAATAATGTCTCCTGCTTGAAAATTATGAGCACTTGAAAAGGTTAGTGTAACGTCAGATTGACCATTCGTAGTACTGAAGGCACTTGTGATCGCGGTTCCTGATGGATTAACTAAAGGGTGTATATCATAATAAACTCCTCCAGAATAAGCATATAAAATTCTGTTCGTGCCGATAGCAGCAAATTTAATTGATGCATTATTAATAAAATGATGGAGTGCTCGAGCAACTCCTGTAAGCTTGCTCTCTCCTAATTGAGACCATCCCCCTATTTTTTCAGGAGTTTCATATCTAAAACGCACATAGTCACCACCCGTCCATTGCCCTTCGGCAGTGGTTGGTGTAACTTGTTTATTGAATCCTGGTAAAAAGCCTATTTTTTGTAGCATAGAAAAATCCGTTTTGTAACAAATATACTACATTTTAGCCAATATCAACTACTTAGATGAAGCCCATCTATGAGTGAAAGTTCTTGATTTATCTTGTCGGATAGGAGATTCAACCAAGTTATTATTAATTTCTAAAGTAGAATGATGAGAGGTATGATAGATACACAAAGGCTCTCCTTTTTTAAATTCATATATTTTATTCTTTTTTTCAAAAAGACATATTACGTTTAAAGAAAGAGCCTCTCGTTCTGTTTTAAAATTCATGACACCCGGTGCTACTTTATAGGGTTGAAGTTTCCAATAGACAGGATCCAGTATAGTTACTTTATTATGAGGTGCTTGAAAAATAAAAGGAAGACAAAACTGAATAAGAATACATGATGCTAAAGGCCCCGTCGATTCAACGTGAGCTTCCGGATGATGAGTAATAGTCAGGACTTCCGTTTTACTAGGTTTTTGCCAAAAATGCTCTCCCGTTTCCATGGTTTCTAAAATAACATCACAAGGAAACTTAATAAGAAAAGAATTTTTAAAAAGATCTAACATGCCGGGACAACTTTTAGCGGTACGTCTAATACTGGTACTGGCTTTATAATAGGCGTCTAAAGAAGTTTTATGTTTTCCAACAAAAGGACATAATTGTTGAAACCATGAAGGGCCTCCTAGAGCAGGGACAATAACTTCCTCTTGAGGAATAAATTCATCTACTCCTTTTATATAAAATTTATGTTTTTTTATTTTAAAAAAGTTTTTTATCATCTACAAAATATACATTTTTAAAAGCTTTAGTAGCTTCTGTTTTAGTTTGAACTAGCGGTTGACCAGCTATGTTAAGACTGGTGTTTAATAGAATTGGACATCCTGTTTCTTTATAAAATAATTTTAAAAGATCGTATAAAAATCCTGTTTTAATAGTTTGAACACGACATGTATTATCTACATGAACAATGGCTGGTATTTCTTTAGGTCGTTTACACTTAAAATTTAAAGTCATATAAGGTGATTCTTTTAATCCTAGTGTATCAAAATATTCATCAAAATGCTCGTATAATATTACCCCCGCAAAAGGACGATACCATTCACGTTTTTTCACAGTATTGATAATATCCTTACCTTTAGGATTTCTAGGATCTAATAATAAAGAACGATGTCCTAAAGCTCGAGGACCAGCTTCAGGAGCCCCTTCAAATAAAGCCACTATCTCTTGATCTAAAATTAATTTTAGAACATCTTTAATACTTGCTGCTTTACCATATTGATTAAAACAATTCTCATAGAAATGATAAAAATTATATTTAGGATAGTATATTCTTGTATCTTGTGTTTTAAGATAGTAAAGAAATAAAGCTGCCCCTATACTGGTTCCACTATCATCAGCCAAAGGATCAAAATAAAATTTACAATCAGGAAGATGTTTTACGTAATAACTGTTAGCGACCACATTTAACCCATAGCCTCCACTAATGCATATATTTTTAACCCCCGTTATTTCTACCCATTTTTTAATAAGAGCTAAAGATTCTTCTTGTGTTTCTAATTGAACATGCTGGCACGGATCGGCATAGAATTTAAAATTCTTAGGAGTAATTTCTTTAGCAATTTTGTTTCGTAATCCTTTAAAAATACTCGTTGGTAAGGATCCATTAAAAGCAACTTTAATATGTTCTAAATTACTATCAGTAAGTTTAGAATAGTTTTTATTTTTTCCATAAGCTGCCAACCCCATTGTTTTTCCTCCTTCTAAACAATTTTGTCCAATCAGTGTAGTTGCTGCTTCATATTTTTTAGCAATACTAAAGGTGTGATGAGTCCAGTAGTTTTTGTAAAGAGCTTTAAAAATATTAGGGTAGCTGCAATCATAAACACTTTCAGCTTCTCGACCACCCTTTTCATTATTACTGTGATAAAAATTTCTCCATGTATTTTTATGAATAGATCCATCACGATCAATCACTACAGTTAAAGCTCGTTCAAATCCACTGGCATAAAAAGTTCCTGCTGCATGGGCAAGATGATGAGTCTCACCGGAACTAATAACAGTAATGGGAAGATTAAATTTTTTATGAATATAGGCATTCATACTTTCAAATTTTTCACAGTCGTCGGGATGCCACGCATAAGTAACATAATCAATAGACTTAAATCGTTCAGCTACTAAATCTAAAACTGTAAAAGGAAAAGCGTCGCGTTTGATTCTACTAAATCTTTCTTCTTTAGCAAAGAACTCTATCTCACCATTATTAATAATACAGATGCTACTGTCATGACCTGGAGAAATACCTAAGATTCTCATAAAAGTTTAATATCCAATCCAATACTTACACGTTTTATTTTTCCTTGGTAAACATCAGTGTAGTGAGGCATGCAGGCCGGAAGTAAAGTTATTTGACCTACTTTATTTTTAATAGGTCTAACTTCCGGATCATTAATTTGATTGACGGGGTTGATATAATAAGTAGAGGACTCTTCAGTTTGAATAGTAATATGTCCTGTTAAATATGAATTGGGTAGAACGCCATGTAGATGAGGTTTAATTTGTTCTCCTTTATGCATCACATTAGCCCATGCTTTGATATATAATTTTTTATTATACTTTATCTGAAGAGCTTTTAAAAATAATGAATGAAACTTCCATATTCCTTTAGTTAATTTTTTAATTTCTTCTTCGGGCCAATCAATTATATTATAATAATTATAACGCGAAGTTAAACTCTTATCGCCTAGTAAAGTATATCCATCCGTATTCTCTTTAGCCGTCGGAGGAAACTCTTTAATAATCTGTTTTTCTTTTTTTAATATAATAGTGGCAATTTTTTTAAAATCAATGCCCTCCATCTGACCATAACCTACGTAGTGTAACCATTCGGGAGCGAAAGGAGTTTCTTTAGGTTTACTTTTAAAAGTGATAATTTTTATTTGCATTTAAAATTAAAATTAATAGTAATTCTTTGGTTAGTATTAGTTTGACGAACACTTTGATGTAAAGTTTGTGAGTCAAATATTATAAGCTTGTTTTCTTCCGATGAACTTTTAACATCTCCTTTGTCTGTTTTTAGGAGAGTAAAACCATTATTACTGTTAACATAAAAAATTGCAGTCGTGCCTTTGCTAGAGCCCATATCCCGATGTAAAGCCGAACGGATAGGAGTGGATTTATTAATAAGTAAATTTGCCCTAACCCAAACTAACGAGGTACATTTAATCTTTTCCAAAATAGGAACAATCAATCCATACCATTTAGACCTTAAAGTATTAGGAGCATGGAAAAAAGAATGAGTAAAATACTCACTGTCAGTTTCTTTTTTAACTTCAGCTTCTCTATAGAACCATGGAAAATCGTTCGAGGTAAGAGTAGTCTGTAGGGTTTTAAATTCTTTGTTTGATAAACAGTTGTGTATTATTTTCATTTAATTATACCAAGAATATTTAGTCCCGTAATGATCTAAAAATGATTTATGGGGTAGATACTTATTTAGTGAGTCTTTATAAATAGGTTTACGAATTTGAAAACGGCTGGTAGTTTTAGAAAATAAATCCTTTCTTTTATAAAATTCTAAGCATGTTTTATTCCAGGGAAGATCACAAAACTTCATTAATTTTTTTGACTCTATTTCAGGATCTTTCACAAATTTTTCATAGTCTAGGTCATAAATAAAATGAGAAAGAGTCTTTTTATAATTTGCAATCGTCTTATGATAAATATCAAAGTATTTAAAAATGTGTTGTATATCATGTGCCCAGGCTACGTTTGGTAATTTATTTTGAAGAATAGACATAATAGATGCTAATGGGTTTCTTCTACAATTAATCACTTTTGCATGGGGAAAGATTTCTTTGATGAAATCTATATAAAAGAAATTTTCTAAAGATTTATCAGTGAAAATATAATCATTTTCTTTTTTTAATAATCCTTTTTCTTTATATCTAGATACTATGTCTTTCTTTATTTTTTCTATGTTTAAATTTATTGATTTTTTTTCAATTATTATCTTACCCACAAAAAAATTTATTGTGTTTGTTTCTTCTCCAATCGGAATAAGGGTGGGACCGGAGGCTATTACTTTTTCTATAAGTGTGGAACCACATCTAGGAACACCCACTATAAAAATAGGTTTTATTTTTTCTATATTAAATAACTCTCCAGCTTCAGGAAGTGTCTTTAACCAATATTCTATTTCGTTCATTGACGAGTCTCCGCCGGTAGTCCTAGAGTAGGTCTCCTGTCGAAGAAATTTTGTTCACCTAAAGGACCTTTACTATTATTATAATGTAAAAAGACTTGAGCACAAATTTCACCTTCAAATTTTTCTCTCCAATGTTCAATCTCTGATCCTTTATAAATAAGCATGTCTCCTACTTTCAATTCAATGGCATCACCTCCCACATAGATATCCCAACGATCTCCCCCTAAGTGAAGGGTTGCTGAAATTTCACAGCTCGGTCTATCTGTATGTTTTTCTAAAATATCTCCTTTCTTATAAAGTCGTGTATAACTATAACAAGGAGATAAGATTAATCCAGTGAACTTTTTCATTACAGGAAGAAGTTTCATTAATAAAGTTTCTCCAACATAATCTCCATAGACTGAATAAGTATTAAGAGCCTGAGGATCCTTCCAAGTACCATGTAAGTGTGAGACAGCACCTGTATCTTTAACTTCAGAATGATTTTTAATAAGCCATTTAACCGCTCTTCGTTTTAAAATAAAATAATTATATAAAAAATTAGATAAGTCCGGAGAAATAGCTCCACGAACAATTTTATATCCTACTTCCATGGTTGTCCCCAATGCCAATGAGTCATACTATACCTTAACCCTTTAGTAACGGGTTGAGCTCGATGCCAAACAAAAGAAGGAAAACATATAATTGAACCTCTTTCCCGAGGCGCTGTCCAAATCTTAGGTTTTCCCATATCGGGATCTTCCATACGAGGATCAAGTTGAAATAGTCCTCCTTCATATTTGGAAGAATCTGTTAATTGAATATTAGAACTTATTTTTCTAGTTTTGTTAAAGGACCCTTTCCATTTAGGATTAGAGCCTGTTTTTTCAGAAGAGTCCGTATGCCAACCATAAAATTGATCTTTAGTATACATAGTAAACTGAGAAGATTCCGTCCAATCCCAGTGAAAATTCCATCCTGCATTTTTGTTCGCAGTTTCAATGTATGGATTAATTAAATCAAAAATCCATTGTTCATCCAACCATACAATAGATGAATCTCTTTTTTGTAATAATCTTTTTTCTTCTTCCGGCTGTAAAGGGTCTTTTTTTAAATCTCTTACAGAATCAGAACGTCGTCTATTTTCTGTATGAGTGATGGCCTTTTTCTTTTTTCTTGAAAGTCCAATTCTGATAATGCTATCACAAACTTCTGCAGAAAGCGCCTTTTTAAACACCCATGAATAATGCTTAAGATTCATTGTTTCTTTCTTCCATGTTGACAAGCAGTCTAACATATGATACACTTATTGTCAACATGAAAGATACATTGTTTACGATACCCTATTGGAAATTTAAATTATCAAATTGGGCACAATCCAAAAAAGATATTAATTCTTTATTAAAGCAATATCCCTGTATAAAACATGAGGATCAAAATTTTTTAACAAATCGTCGTCTTCCTCCGGATAAAGCCTCTGTATTTTTAAACGAGTGTTTAAAATTATTTGCAGATCCTTTACAAGAATTTGTACAAGAAATAAAATCAAATTTAAAAGTAACCCGGGCTTTTGCCACAGCTTATGATAAAGGGCACGACCATCTTCTTCATAATCACGGTAAGTCTTTATTTACTCTAATGGCATATATTGATCTAGATCCTAAAAATCATTCAGGAACAATTTATAAACAACCCTTTAATCAATTTGATTCAGGCAATGTTGCTTTTACTATTCCTAAGGTTGTCGAAGGAGATATAACTATTTTTCCAAGTATCATTGAGCATTTTAGTCCTGTTAACTCTTCTTCTAAACGTAAGACCATTATTGCAATGGACTTAGATTTTCATGATCAATTAAATTTTTATCGTTACAACCAATATTGGCTTCCAGACCATGATTAACAAAATTATTATTGTTGGAGGAGGAACAGCCGGATGGATGACGGCAGCCACACTATCGAAATTTTTTTCAAATAAAGAAATTGTCTTAATTGAGTCTCCTAATATTCCTACAGTAGGGGTGGGAGAAAGTACCTTGGGTCAGATTAATCAATGGCTATCCATGATGCAGATTAAAGATGAAGATTTTATGAAGGAGTGCGATGCTACTTATAAATTAAGTATTCGTTTCCAAGATTTTGGTCGATTAGGGGACGGAGGGTTTCATTATCCTTTTGGAGATCCTTATACCGATGGTAATGTTTCAGAACTAAATGATTGGTACTTTAAAAAATTTCTTTATCCTCACACCCATAATATGGATTATGCAGAATGTGTGTATCCTCAAATGGCTTTGGTAGCAAATAATAAATTAACAGATAGAACAGACCTTCTACCAGGAAATTGGAGTTCTAAGGCGGACTCTGCTTATCATTTCGATGCAACCAAGTTTGGAATCTGGCTTAGAGATAAAGTCTGTATTCCTCAAGGAGTTAAACATATTAAAGAAGAAATTGAAACTGTTGAAGCAGATCTTAAAACTGGAGTTACTTCTCTTAATAAAAAACATAAAGCTGATCTTTATATTGATTGCACAGGATTTAAATCCCTTTTATTAGGAAAAACTTTAAAAGAACCTTTTGAACGTTTTGATTATCTTCCTAACAATTCTGCTTATGCAGTTAAAATTCCCTATAGAAATATAGCAAATGAATTCAAAAACTATACAAATTGTACAGCTATTAAGAATGGCTGGGTATGGACTATTCCTTTATGGTCTCAATTAGGAACGGGCTATATTTATTCAGATAAATTTGTTTCAGATGAAGATGCTCTTAAAGAATTTAAACATTGGCTCGGTCATCCAACATTACAGTTTCATCCTCTGCCTCCTTTTTTTAAGGATAAGAAAGGCAGCTATAATCCTAACTGGCCCGATCAATTAAAATTTAAAAAAATTAAATTTGAAGGTGGAATGTATAAAAACGCATGGACTAAAAATGTATGTGCTATTGGTTTATCCGCTGCTTTCATTGAGCCTCTTGAGGGTAATGGATTATTTGCTGTTCATGAGTATTTACATCTTTTATTACGCTGCCTAGGACGATCGGAAATTTCTCAATTTACCCGAGATCATTTTAATTTTGCGACTAGAAAATTAACAAAAAGCTTTGCAGAATTTGTAGGAATTCATTATGCCCTATCTACACGAACCGATACACAATATTGGAGAAATATCCAAGAAACAAAATATCCTTTTGACTTTGATTTTTATCAGGCAAATGGAGATTTTCAACGTTTAGTAGGATCCAAAATGGAAAAATATCGTTACTCCCCTAAAGGAGGTATTCATTGTATTGCTACAGGAATGGATTGGTATCCTACCGATCTACCCACTCTAATGAAATATTCATATAAATTTACTGAAGAAGATTTTAAGAAAGAATGGCAAGGAGCTATCAATCAACTAAACAACAGAAAAGTAGATTGGTATTTAAAAACAAGAGATTGTCTTTCTTCCCGAGAATTTTTAAAACAAAAAATTTATGACAAAGCAGACTGACATTAATTATAATTTTTTTTACTGGGGACCACTCTTATTTAAAATAAAACTATCTCCTTTTGATTTAGAAGCCTGTGCCAAGTTATGTACTAAAAAAACAAAGAAATTTAATAAGTTTTTAGTAGGAATGATTGAACATGAACATTATGTTAATCCACAAACCTTTCAGAAAATTCTAAAACCCTACTTAAATATTTTTAAGCATGCTTTTAAGACCTGGTATAAAACCCCTTTGGGACAGGAAATAATAATGTCGAGTGCATGGGTTAATTTTATGAAGGCAGGAGAGTTTAATCCTCCACATACTCATGTGGAATGTGACTTTTCCAGTGTTTTGTTTATACAGGTACCTCAATCCCTTCGAGAGGAACATAAAAATTTTCAGAAATCTGAAGTTAGTGAGTTACAAAAAGGAGGGGGACCAGGAAAAATTGAATTTCTATACGGGGAAAGACAACCTTACGGTATTACTCAAGTCACTTCGTTCCCTGAAGAAGGAGACTTATATATTTTTCCTGCAACTTTAACACACTTTGTATTTCCTTTTAAGTCAAAAGGAGAAAGAATATCCGTAGGTGCAAATTTTAATTTAAAATGATAGAAAAACTTAAAGTAAAATGGTGGTCCCAACTTCCTTATTTAGAAAAAGTTATTCCCCCACAACCGGGTCGTTTCTTTTTTCCTGAGTGGTATAAAAATATTAAAAATACTAGAATTGCTGAAGGTGGTTCTAATATAAAAGCGTGTCCTTCTTTTCCTTTATGGTTTCAGCAAGGATACGTGATTCCATTATGGACAGATGTTATTTTACGCTATAACGAATCCACTGAAGAATTTAATTGGGAAACTCCCCATGAGGCTTATATTTTTACTTATCATCCCAAGGAACAATTAGTTCCTTTTTTACCTGAGCATATTAAAAAAGATGTTGCTTTTATTTTAAAAACAGAATGTCCTTGGCGAACCCTTACTCCTAAAGGTTATTCAAGTATGCAACTTCCAATGTTTTATGAATACAATTCTCTGTTTGAGACGTTGCCAGGCATTATTCCTACTGATATATGGCATCAAACTAATCAACAACTTATAATTAAAAAAAGTACGTTTAAAAAATTAGGAAAAGATTGTTTGAATAAACGTTTTCTAGGTTGGAGATATATTACACTTACTAAAGGAACTCCATTAGCTGTCTATGTTCCTTTTAAAAGAGAGAATTATGATTATGAAGTTGTTCCTTATCCAGAAAATAAGGAATTAGCAAAGCTAGATGAAATCGCTTTGTTAAAGCTTAAAGGAAAATTTCATAACAGAATGCATCAACTAAAAGATTCTAAACCAGAGCATTCATAGATTTATCATATAATTCATTACCAAAAGGTAGTTCCATAACTAAAGGAATCTTATATTTTTCCTTACGAAAATGCTCTTTAATATTATGAAGCATGGGTTGATTATCAATAACTGCTTTTCCTTCTGTAAGCTTCGTAATAACCGTAGTCTTTGGTAAAACTGTTTGTAATTTTTCAGCACCAGTTTGTGAAATCACATAAGTATGACATAGAATTAATTGGGTAATTCCCAGATCATTTAAATAAGGGAGAACTTTTAATAATTTTTTTTCATAAATAGAAAGTAGAGGAATTTGAACAGATACTTTCATTTGATGTTTCGCAGCTTCCATTTTATATAAAGTCTCCTGACTAAAATCTGTGGCTACTAAATTAAAACGTAACTCATCAATCCCATAGCTGACTAATTTAGTTAGGATTAGAGGGGTTAATTGTGATCCACTTGTGTAAATAATAGTATAACCTTTATATCCCAGTTCTTTATAAACTTTCATATAGGCTTCAATACAAGGAAGATAGAATAAAGGATCTCCGCGTCCTGAGAATATAAAGAATTTTGAAGCTTTAGAAGTTCCAAAATGTTTTTTTATTTCAAGTTTCCATTTATCTTTAAATTTCCATTCACGAGGAAACCAGTTAAAACCTTTTTCATTAAAAAGATCGTTTCTTTTATCTGTATATCTATTTTTTAAATTTGTTGAATGATAATCATCATGACATCCTAAACAATTTTTATCACAAATATTAGGGAGGTTCACATCATCTCCCAAGTTGACCACCCATTTTATAGTATTCATTTTAGAGCGGTAAACCCATAATGCTTATTTTTTTTCTATGCGCTTTCTATATCCCAACTTTGTGTATCTTCATTCCAATTAGAGATGTTATCTAGTCCTGGTTTAGGAACAGGGGGCTCCCAATGTTTGTCAGCCTGCAGAGTCCACGATGGATAGGGTTGTGGTTCATAAAATACTTTTGTAACTGTATCGTAATTATAATCTATTCCTGCACTTCCAGTAGAGTCATCAGAAAGTTTCCACACTGCTGTGGGATCATTAAGCAGTGTTCTTAAGAATTCTACACCTTGAGCTTCAGTCGCTGAGTTGTCGTCATCAACAACCTGAACGTCAATAACTATATTACTAGAATTTAATTTTGCAAAATCTTTGGCCATTATGGACCTACCTTGTAACGAACAACAGCATAACCACTGCCCGCTGCTCCTCCCCATGAACTAGGGTGAGCTCCTCCGCCGCCACCGCCGCCAGTATTAGCTCCTCCAGCGCCTCCTATGACACCTGAACCATTAGTACCTGATTGGCCTAAATTTCTTGCTGCTGAAGTTGAAGCTGCTCCTGGACCACCTGATTGTTGCCATGATCCTCCACCGCCTCCTCCAGCGCCACCTGTGCCACCGGCTGGACCGCTATGTATTCCTCCGCCGCCACCACCGCCACCACCGTAGTGGTAAACATTATCGTCGTATGCGTTTGTAGTTCCGTCTCCTCCATTGATAGTTGAAGCATTAGCTGCCATTCCGCCGCCTCCGCCTCCTTGACCTTGGCCAGCTGGAGCACCATCTCCTCCTTGAGTACCTGGACCTCCTGAAGCATCTTGACCTGCACCACCACCACAACCACCTGTAACTCCAGTTGAGGGACTATCTGTAAAAATTCCACCTTTGCCTCCACCGGTTCCAGTACCCGCCACTGGTGAACCAACGAAAACAACAGAGTTAGCTCCATTAGCAGGAGAAGTGTAGGCCGCAGGGCCTCCAGCTCCAACTGTTATAGGATGATCTGCAGCTGTAATAGTAGTTGATAAACTTGAAGCTGTGACTGATCCACCAGCACCGCCGCCGCCAGCAACTGTACCACCAGCACCGCCGCCGCCAGCAATAACAAAGTAATCTACTTTATCGCCATCACTGTCTTCACCTAAGGCAGCAACATTAAAACTACCACTAGCTAAATAAAAATGAGCTTTATAATCGACGCCACCATCACTGTATTCAACAGTAGTACCACCGCTAGCTTCCAGCCATTTTGCCGGACCGCCACCAGATCCAAATCCTAAAACTTGATATCCAAAAGACATTCTTTATTTCTCCTATGCGTCGTTAGCCGCGTCTGTCGTGTAGAAGATTTTAACACCTAATACTCTTGCTACTCCCGTATAGGTATCTCCACCGGCATTCGCGTCTCTAAAAAATTGAAAATATGTTTGTTGATCATCAGCAGGAGAACCTGCAATTGTTACATCACCACTTGCAGCTGAAACTTGTTGATCTTCAATTGTTCCTATTCCTGCATCTGTAACATTTACTGCTGTGCCATAGGCAACGTCAATTGTATCACTGTCGCCACACGCAACTCCCTGTAATCCAAAAATACAGTTTCCTGTGTTTGTTGTACTTGGAGTCCAAAATACTTGATAAGTTACAACTCCTAAATTCCATGATTTAGGCATGGCCACTGAAAATTGTACAAAATCATCTGCACCATCTGCAAAATCAAAAACCTTCATGTCGGGTCTTAAAGCTGTTGTTTCTACTTGTGCATCTGCTGCACCATTTGTTGTAGCTGCATACATTGCTGAAGCTGGGACCCACATCGTTTCGGTTCCTGCAATTTTAATTGCTGCTGAAGCTGATTTAAGAACTCCTGTTCCTTTAGGGTTTATATTTATACCAACATTAGTTTCACCTGTTGCTGAAAGAGTTGGTCCTGAAATTCCTGTAGATGCATTAGCTATTGTGAATTCATTAACCGCTGAACCTGTAGCTGTTAAAAGAGCTAATTCGTTTCCATTAGTATCTAAAATTGAAGTACCAATTTTTGGTGCCGTTAAAGTTTTGTTTGTTAAAGTTTGTGTTCCAGTTGTTGTTACATCACCCATTCCAACATCATAAACACCTGTGTTAGTTGCAACACCATCAAAGTAAACCATCTTCCAACCTTTATCTGAAGCTGCCCAAGTAACTGTTGCGCCTGAACCTGTAGCTGCTTTTAATTGTACTGTTGGAGTACCACTACCGTCTGTAGTTGCATTTTGAATAAGGTAAAAATTTTCTGTAAGAACAGGCATTGTGACAATTCTGTTTCCAGTAATTGAACCTGTAAATTTTAAAACTCTAGTTGCTACTGCTGAACCTGTTGCA